TTGTTGCTTCTGACTTATTAATATTTGCAAGCAAAGAAGCAGTCTCGTTAGAAATGCTCTCCATTTCCTCTACAGACATTCGGCTTTGATCTAACTCGTTTAGTTCTTTTAGCCTTGTCTCTGCACCAAAGATATTACCTTCTTCAGCCTCAATAGCTACTCGAATATCATCATCAGTTGCAGCCGCAAACGCACGTTCATCACGCGGCAATTTGTTTAGAACGTCATCAGGTAATAGCCTAGATACATCTTCAGATACACCCGCCGCTTCCATAAACTCTTTGTGTGATTGCTCAGTACGTCTAAATGCATCAGCACGGCGAGACATAGGAATACTAACTGCACCGTTAATTAAACCGCCGAATACAGTAGTTGCACCAATGTTTACTGCAACCTCAGATGTAGTACCCATAGGATCAAACGGAGCGCGTAATGTTTCTAAGCCAGCTTGTGTTGCACCCGCAGCCACAGCACCTCGACCAGCAGATCTCAATATCCCAACGCTAGGGCCACCAAAAGGTAAAGCAATAAGATTAACAGGATCAAGAAAACCAGCACCAACATTTGTCCAAAAACCCGCATCAGCCATTGTTTGTCTGCGTTCTGCATTTTTATCTAACTGATCTTTTAGAACGCTCATATGCTCTGCATTCTTAGCATGAACCAGAGTATCAAAGTAATCCTCATACCCAACCATGTCAGGGCGCGGATCATACTCAGGATCAAACTCTATATCCAAGAACCTAGAATTAGATAAAGCATCAATGACAGGCTGATAGCTATAACCTAACTGTGCCTTTACTACCTCAAAGAACTCAGGGCTTTCTTCTGTGGATAATGGAAAAGAGGGGCCAATCGGCCCCAGCGTTGATCTAATATCTACTGCCATTATTGACCTGCCCCCATTAGTGGATCTTGATAGCTACGAGGTAGCGTTGGAACATCGTATGGATTCTTAATTCCTTCTGCGCGTTGCTGAAGAATAACACTCATTGGAACTTCAAGGGGATTTATTTTAAGACCAATCTCTTCTCTAGCTTTTTCTACAACATCTTGCTCATCTGTAGATACAGCAAACATACCATACTGAGGATGCGCTATTGCTTCAGCACCAGCAGGGCCAGTTCTAGCTACAATATATGTAGTTCCACCGCCATCTGTTCTACCCTTGGGTATAAGGACAGCACCGTTTCCAAGAGAAACAGTTTCGCCAATAGCTTTTAGCTCATTGTTTACCTTTGTTATGAAGAAGTTTTCTATAGCTTTATTTGGCAAAGCTACCGACAAAGCAAACCTAGATCTTGTTCCGCTTGTAGACTGAGGATCTACAACATAACCGTCAGTTTTCTTGTAAATACTATCGTAATAAGTTGCTAAGTCAGTTTCAATTTTATCTCGCGGAAAGCCAGCTGCGTACAAATACTCAGCAACATCAACTAATTCAGTTAGTGCTGAAGTGCTAACAGCAGCCTCATCTACAGCATTTCTAACAAAATTAGCTGTGCTTGCAGGTTTACCTTTTTCACCAAAGGCCAATGCCATGTTGTCTTTTAATGTTGGATTGGCATAGTTTGCAGAAATATTAGATGCGATTTCTGTTATGTCCGTTCCAGTAAGAACATGCACATTATGAATTGCCTCAAGTCTTGCTCTAGTTTTGGAGTTTAACATTTCTGTTGATGCCCAAACATTCAAAATCTCATCGCCTTTTGGATGTAACTTAAACTGAGAATACAACGTCAAAAGGTTCTTGGCTTCTGCATCGTTTCTGAGAAACCCACTAGATAAAGATTCAAACGAACTTAATAGCTGGTTTGGTATGATCCCAGACATAAGCGATTTGTTTAAAAGAATTGTCCCAGGATTTTCTGGGTTGTAGATTTCAGAGCTAGAAAAATAATCACTACGACCTGACGTAGCAATGATTGCATCACCTACTATTTCTCTATTCTTCTGACTATTCTCAGGAAACTGACCAGAGTTTATTTGAGCTAACACCTGTCTTGTTTCTAGCTCTTCTTGTTGAGCAGCCTCAACCTGAGCCATTCTAATAGCGCGGTTGTTAAGCTCGCTAACCATATCAGCTGTTGAAACTAATCCACTTCGATTATCTATTGATTCTTTAAGATAAACTGGAATATTTTCACCAGTGCTATTACCAGCAGCATAATTAGCTGCCGCACTTAATTGTGCAGATGTAATATTTGGATCGTTTTTTATGTTAGAAGAAATATTATTCTTAAACAGAGCAAAGCTTATTGATTTACGATATGAAGATCGTTGAACTCCACTAAGAAAACTATTTTCTAACCTATCTTCAGCCTTTCTTGCAAAAGATAGAGCCTCTTCATAAGAATAGAAACCGCTGGATATATTGTTTATATGATTATCTAAAACCCTAATATCTCTATCTATTTTTTCTCTTTTAAACGACTCATTGTTAATTTCATCTGACGATGCAAACTTTTGAACTACTGAGTTTACATAACCTTCTTCTTGATACTCTGGGCTAATTTTTAAAATAGTCTTAACAGCAGCAGCCGCAGCATTAGGAAGACCTTCAGTTGTACCTTGTAAAAGAGCGCGTTCTAACCTGCGCCTCTTTTCGTCAGGCAAGCCATCCATGTTATTGTATGCATAAATGACTGCATCTTTGGTTACTTCCTTTACAATCTGAGACTGCAGGGAATTAACTTCAGCAACAGTTAAGCCAGAATAAGGGTCATTACCCTTTCCTTCTAAGGCATCTAAACTAGCCCCAACCCAAGCATTCAATCTATCAGCAGCTTCAAGTGGGTTTGCTGTTTCATCAAACATTTCGCCAAATACATTAGCAGATTGAGAAACAGTTTCGCTTGAAGTCGCAAGCAATCGAGTTCTGGATTCAATAATGCGTTTGCTAAAATCGGTTTTGATTTCCTGAGCCTTAGCATTTGCAGTTTTTGCTAAAGACTTAATTGCACTAACATCAGGAACAAATTCACCGTCTACAACATTACCAAGTCTTTTTGTTGCCTCGTTATATATTGCACGTTGAGTTGCATTAAGATCGCTTGGATCAGCAGTTGCAAAAGCATTTGTAAGATCTACAGCCTGTTCAGTTGTAAGACCGTCCATCATTCGAACGATTACACCTTCACCATAAGCAACTGTCATGCCTGTACGTGTAGAGGTTTCAGCGTTTGTATTTAAAAGGTTAGATGCAACGCCATCTCTTGCCGATGCAACTTTAGCTTCAACTAAATCATCAGGTAAGGTGCCAGCTAAGCCAGCATTGTACGCAAGGTCTAAGCCTATTTCAATGTTTTCAGATATAGACTGAGCAGTCTTAGCACGTTCACGACGAATCTGTTCTTGCATCATATTCAGCTTGGTAGCTGTAATATACTGAGTCCCAGAGTTTAGAATAAAGTTGGTATATGCAGTAGCCTGACCACCTACTTCAGAAGTCTTAGCCATGTTCTGCAAGTAAGAAACCATCTGCTCTTCATACTTGTCAGCAGAATATGGATCGTTCTCATACTTGAGTGCTAACTCACCAGCTTTTTGTTTAATCTCATTTTCAATAGATTGTTGAAATCTTTCTTGAACTACACGCTCATAAGCCTCTGCGCCAGTTATCCCAATAAAGCCAAGGTTAGCCACAACACTAAGTGCTTCTGGCTTACCAGTCTTAGGGTCAATCGTTGTAATGCGAGAAGTGTCTAATGCTTCTGCTTGTTCAATAGCAGATTTCTCAGCAACCCTAGCAGACTCAGATATAGCAACCTTAGTAAGCTGTTGGGTTGCCTCTGCAATACGGCTGTACTTTTCAGCACCGCCAGTATTCATACGAACTACACCAACAGGCCCAACCCCACCAAACTGTCGTTGATCTCTAATTACTGGCATTGGCTAATCCTTATTAAATTTGCCCTTTTGTATCTAAGCGGCTTGATAGTTTTGGAGTTGTTGTAAGTAGCGATGTAGGAATGTTCTGAGATAGAGAGTAAAGGTTGGTTAAGAAGTTTGCATTGCCCTGCGCTCGAATACCTGCCGCAGCATTCTGACCATAGGTGTATGCAACAGTTGCTTCAGTGCGTTTCTTTGCTTGCTCAATTTCAGACATACGAGCAATCCCGCCAACATCTTCTCTAGCCATACGCGCATTACGCTCAAGAAATGCATCAACAGATCTATCATCACGACCCATAGCAGAAAACATTGCTACGTTTTGACTACGCGCATACTCAGCTTCTTCTAGTCTGCGAGTGCCAGCATCAATTGCTTGCGCTCTGCCAAGAAACATGTCCGACACATACTGCTGCGCTTCCAGCTTGCCAACTTCTGCTTTTTCTTTAGCAGCTTTGTCTGAGGCAGACTTTTGGCTACCTGCGGAAAAAAGACCAATAGCTAATGTAAAACCAGTAACTGGGTCCATCAGAACGATACCTCCGCTGTAATACCATTAACCTGCATCTTCAGGGGTGCAGTTTGGGTAATTATAATCTGTGGATCTCGGCTATAACCAAGAAGATAAAACTCCTTCTTACCAGTCACAGGCTGTCGAGGCTGGCTAAAGTCGTTGTTTACCTTACGAATAATCAGCTTCTTGTCATTAACAGACACAGAAAGAGTATCGTTAAGATCAAGAATAACGCTAGACAAAGTTCGAGGGCGGCCAGTCTCGGGGCCAATGCTGGTATTCAAATCAATAGGATTAGTTTTTAACTCAATGTCAAAGCCAAAACCAATCTCAGCAGATGTAAGCGTAGCATCAATAGCACTTACATCAATCTCACCAGAAGCCACTGTAAACTTACCAAGATAATCTGTAGAACTAACAACATCTAATTCCACACCATCCTCAAAGAAGTCCGACACATCAAACACACCAGCAGTGCCAGTGTAAGTATTTGCACAGTCTAGATTCAAAGTATCTTTGATCTCAGTAAGAACAAATGTATCCGCACCAGATGTTCCAATAGGAAACACACACACCGCATACAGTTTATCACCAACAGAAGTAACAGAGTGAAACTTTCCATTTGTTTCAAAGTTTGTCCAACCTGCAATGCCCTCAACCTTATTTAGATTGTAAACAGACATCTTTCCGTTTTCATTTTGGAAAAACACAGAAGCATCAGACTCACCAATCTCACCGCCAGTCACACATGACTGAACTGGATTAGTAATCAAATGAGAAGCAAGCAATGAAATAGGATCTGCCTTATACGCATTCTCAGCATCGCTATAAACAAACTGCCTTACCGTCTTGCCATTATATTGCGTAAAAATTGTCGCACCATAGAACGGCTGCGGTCTGGCATAACTACTACCAAAAGAAGTCTGACGCTTAACCCTAGCATTTGTAGGAGTAATTGGTTCATTTTGGAATGTAGGGATGTAGAACTCAGAACTTGCAGTAAAGATATGAATGTCACGGTTAGAGACAAAGTGACGTATAGTAGATACCTCACCAATACTCATAACTAATTCAATGCTATCGTCAGGGTTAGCTTCGCCAATATCAAAGTTATAATATAAGCCAGACTTACTTGCCCAAACTGTATCTGGTTGTGATAGCGTACCACCAAACCAAAGGCGGCCCTCATGGAAGCCAACGGCAGCAGGAAAGCCTCTAAGATTAGAGTATGATTGCTCAAACCATTGCTCTGTTGGAGCATGGGTAACAATCTCAATATTGCCACCACCATCTTCAGATGCATTAGCAGCCGCGCCAGCAACTACAACATATCTGTTTTCATCAAGAACCTTTGTAATAGTTCTTGTTCCATTAATTTGGCTTGCATTAATACCACCAACCGCAGATGCATTCCGAATGGTAATGCTATCATTTTGAACCATACCGTGATTTGCATGCGTAATTTCAATATTAGAACTGCCATCAACCGTACGAATAGCGTTAGCATCCAACTCAACAAACAGTTCTTCAGCTACATCACCAGTTGCCTGAGTAGCAGACTGAACAGATGTAATGTAAATCTCAGAATCATGGTAGCGAATAGTTGTGCCAATGTGCTTAGATTGAAGATAACTACCCGCTGTTTGTGGGCCAGTCGTATCAAAATAATCATTACTTGTAGTAATCGTTATGTTTAGGCCAGTGGTCGCAGACGGATCTAACGTAGTTCCAGTAGACTGAAACGAGTAATAGGGCTGATAAATACGTGCGCCCCCAGGCTGAACCTGAAACTCAAAGTCTTCTACCTGAAAGCTATTCAAGCCAGTACGGATAAGCTGCCTTGGCAAGAACGTAGCATGACATAAAAATAAAATGTCGCCGCCCTGCGCAAAGGTTATTTCGTGAAGATATTCCTCAACCCAAGGCAAAGCCTGTGAATCAATGTCTGTTGTAAGGCTAGTTGCTAATGACAAGTCACCAGTAACAGGATCTATAAAGAAAATATCAGCGCGGGATTCAGACAAAGCAACAACATACTGTTCATCGTCAGAAAAGGTAAACGGTATAATCCGAATTTGTTGTTTGATTGTGCTGTCATAAGTTACAGTTGAAAATGTATGTAGTGCTTGAAATCCACCACGCTTTAAAACCCCACCCTCAGATCTTAGAAAGAAGTTCTTCAGGCTTTGAGCAGAAGAGTTGTAAATAGCAGAATCCGTCCTTGAAGTCAGGGACGGACTAATCTCACCATACTGAAAGTTTGTTAATGGGATTCGAGCTTTCTGCATTAACTACGCCTGTTAGTTATAAACCTAGAGGTTGTTAGCTTACGAGTTGTTTGTTGCTGTGAATCAATAGATCTAGCTTTGGCAATTAAGCGATCATACTGACTTCCCATCATAACTGATAAAGATTGATCTCGAGCAAGCGCAGTCGCAAAGACAGTTGCCATTGCATACTCTACACATACTGAGAAATAAGAGGGCCAGTCGTTTTCTTCTGCACGATAAGTATAGTCAGCCACTAACTGATCGTTTGGAGAAGCATCGCAGTAGATCTTGTTTCCATAAATATTATACTCAATCTGGAAATCATTGACTGTCACTGCGTGTGTAAACAAAACACCTGATGGCAACTGATAAGCCGCATCATAACGACCAGTTGGCTCTTCAGATATTCTATTCAAAACAGCTTGGTTGCTAGCAAAACGCCAGCGAGTAGATACTAAGTTTGATCGGGCAATGTCTTCATACATATTACCAGCAATCAAAGCCTCAGATGTATCATCCTCAAAAGAAGTAATTGGCTCTGCACCAATCAAGATCAGAGCGCGACTACAAATGTCGATTGCACTATTTGCGGGTGTACTTAGAGCCATATTAACCTCTTATATGAAAGGGGGCCGTAGCCCCCAACCATTAGTCTGTGTCAGTATTTGTAATTGCAACACCATTTACAATGTCCACAACAGACCCAGTATTTGAGTTGCAATACGCATGAGAAACAACAGGTGTGCCGCCAGTTGAAGTAACGATAATCATGTAATCGTTTACTTTAATCATGCCAGCCGCATCGTTGAAGTAACCCACTGTATTAACATCTGCAATGGCATCCGCTGTAGTATAGTGCCACATTGAAAAGCCAGACGCACCAGCAACACGAGATAGATTAGCTGAGTTATAAGCCATAGTCTAATCTCCTTAGTTGTTGTCTAGAACTTC